GGATACTCTATCCGCTCCGCTGCGCTGTCTGCGGTATGGTCGGTAGGGTTCATAGCAGCCCCTTCTCCTTAAGTTTCGTCTCAATCTCACTGATGGCGGCGTTGAAGCCACTCGTAACCCCTCGTCGCCAGTCACCAGAATCATCATCTGCTAACTTCCCCGGCAGTGCCGACTGAATGGCGGCGCGGATAGCGGCTTTGGCTTCAGACACTGCATGAGCTTTTTCATCATTGCTTACCCATTTAGAAGCACCAAGCCGTTCGCCTCTATCAAAAAGCTCTGCCAGTATCTCGTCTATCCGCTCATCTACTGGCTCATTGGCTGGAGAGGTCATACGAGTATCCCACAGTAGCAGCACAGTCTAAAGTGCTTTGTATATGGAGCTGTCACTGGATGCTCACAGTTGTTCATCTCGTCCTTCCTGAGCCGCTGGCTCCAATTCAGTTTCATTACTAGTTGGCAGTACGCCTTGGTTGGCTATGGCTTGGAGGGCAGAAAGGCGTTCTTCAACATACCCCTCTAGACTTGTCCACCAATCGTTCGCCACGGAGTAGTAAGCGCCATTCTTATACGAAAGCTCTAGTTCGTGTAGCTCATCAATCCGCGCTTCCCGTACCTGTTGGGCTGACCAAGCTCGGATAGCGGCGATGGCTTCGGGCGGTAGCTTAACTGGCACGCCATGCAAGAACTCAATTTCAAGTTCGTCCAGCTCATCTCCTGCATTGCTTGATGGGGTCATAGCTTTACCTGTACCCCAATTTCCGCTGGTAATTCGTCTATTAGTTCTCGCGCTTTGCCGATGACGATTTCTCGCCGCTCGTGGGGGGTAGGATAGGTTTCTTCAGTCGTACCATCTTCGGGGTTAGCGTTAAGATATTCGTTCATTTCGTTTTCTTCTCGCGCTTCTTGATGTCGTGCCACTCTTTCAGGAGTTTCAGTAGTTCCTCCCCCTCCTGTTGCGCCCCTTGCTCGATATTCCACATCTGATCGTAGAGCTGTTTGCGCTGTAATGCTAAATCGTTCAGTCGCCAGGCGTAATTCTCAATCCTTGTTAACAGTGCTTCCATGCGTGTCATATAGCCCCCTCACGGCCCTAATAATTATTTTTCTTAGGCTCACCGGTTAATGGGTTAGTCTTAAACTGCTTTTGTCCCCAGTTCTTCCCGGCATTGACTTTCAAGGTGTAGAAGATATAACTGTCCTCGCCATCCTCAATCTGGTATTCATGGATAGTCCCGGTTTCGAGCAAGTGTTTAATGGCTACTAAGGTGTCGCGCACCGGGTATCCGGCAAGCAGGTTGGCAAGGTAATGCTCCTCTAAATCTTTTTCTTCGGCGTTCAACTTTGCGAACATGTAAATGATAGCGGTCTTCAGGTTGTCAACTTCCGGCCCGAAGTCCCAAGCGTCCGGCAGTTTAGGGGTTTCAGCGTAATCAGTTTCCTCATGCTTAACGACACGCACCCATCCGGCATCAAGCGTCAGCCAAATCGCGCAATTCACGTCTATTTGCGGTAACTGCATCAGCTCGATAATTTTCTTAATACTTTTCTCCGGGTACGCTTTCGCCAAGTAGGTAAACTTGTGGGCGTTACGCACTATTTCAGTCGTTGTGTTTGCTTCTATCTCCATCACCATCCCCTATTGATTACATTACTATTGCTTTTACTAATATCCGCACCCAATTCCATGCCGCTCGGTATCTCCCCAATCACGTCATGTACGTTCGTTAGAGCAAACGGCTGCGTTACCAATTGCTCCTGCACCGCCAGCTCAAGGTAGGCGTGGAACTCTAGGTCGGGCAGCACTCGGATGATAACGAGTTTCTTAGTATTGAAATTCAGGCACACATAGTCGCACCACGGCCGTTTGCTAGCCCACGACTGCCCCTGTATCTGCTTCCAGTGCTTTGGTGGCACGCCATTCATCAGGACTTCGGTAAAGGTATTGTCCTTAACGATCTTGATTTCAATTAAGCCATCGTCAGTGGCAGCGGCCGGGTCGTCGTCACCATTGCCCACCCCACGGTCGGGGCTAGCCACGAAGTAATCATTGTACCAGCAACCAACTTCGTAGCAATGCGAGCCGGTAATTTGCTCATATTGCTTACGGGCAAAATCCTCATAGTCAATACCGTCTTGCATGGCGTCGGTCACGAATGTCTGGAAGCTGACGCCGAATTGCCGCTCGAACATAAGCTCTTTCTCGTAATCGAGCCGTGCCTTCAGTGGTTTGCCAGTACCATTCTTCGCCTTACTGACAGCCAGCCAGTCCTCCAGGCGTGACGCACCGATCTTACCGCGCTTCACTGCCAGCCATTCCGGGCTGCGCTGTGGCGCTCCAAGGTATTCAAATTGCATCATGGCGCTTACCAACTTGACGGGATGTTCTTAGCGGCATCGCTGCCTGGTTCAACCTTTTTCGCACCTGCTAGCAGGTTTGTAGCGCTATCTGCATTTAACAATTCCGGGCGTGCTTTCGGCTCGTACCCATAAACATTCTTATTGACGCTCGGCTTCACGGTGCCGTCTTTAGCAGTGTAAGTGCGCGTCGGGTCAGGGTATTTGCTAAACCAGCACTCGCGGCCAATCAGCTTCTCGTTGAGCAACCGGGCTAGTTCCTCGGCATCCTTAGCGGTATCCATCGTATCACGGGCCTCATCTTTTGCTTCTTCGGGCGCGTTGTGCACATAGATTTGCCGCAACACGTTGAAGCTGTAGTTAGCGGCTTTCGGAGAGGTAAACCAGACACGGGCAGTGTCTTCTTCGCCGTTATCCCCTAGCACCGTTACTTCGATATATTCTTTACCGCTGTCGGTTTCGTCCAGTTCGATTTGGCCGATAGTCACCTTGAACACGCCAAATCCGAAATAGTTACCGCCCGTGCGTTCGCTCACTTCTTTTTCCTCTGGTGTAAATTTATGGCTCATGTATATCTCCTTAGTTATTTACGGGTTGACCCGATCTTAGTTTTCTTTGTCGGCAATTCCCATCCGGCTGCCCGGAGGAATGGCTCGATACTGCCATATACCACCTCGCCTTGCATCACCGTGCGCTTGCTGACGACTTGGGCGCGGTACTTCTCGCCGTCAAAGCTTGTCAGTATCAGCCCATCGGCAAATTTCGTAAACTGCCGGATGCTCTTTAACTCGCTGGCAAGCACGATAGAGCCGGTCACGTCGTCGATCTGCCGCTTGGTATACGTCAGCACTATTACATTCTTCGGCAACCCCCACAGTGTCTCGCTGAAGGCGGCCATACGCTTGTTGAACTGGCCGGTCAGCTTGCCATACGCCACATCGTTCAGGGCACTCGCCTGAGCGCCAGTTTCCTGGTTCCAATTATCAATTACCACCTTCTCGAACAAATCAGCTATGCCCTCGATGGTGTCAACCACAAGCGTTTCATATTCCGGTGCGTCCTTGAAGTAGGTAATGGCTTCCAATAGGATGCCACGGCTGGTGATCTCTACCGCGTCCAGTCCGGCTTTTGCCGCATTGCCGTCAGTACTTAAAAACAGCGGCTTCGGGGCTTTGGCGGCTAGCGTGGTCTTGCCGGTCATTGGGTCGCCCATCACAATAAATTTGGATGGTGGTTTCGGTTTACCCTTAACAATCAAGTCTTTAATGCCAGTCATGGTTACTCCTTATGGTTAATGGGAATAGATGGTGTTCCCCTACCCGGTATGCGCGTCCATTTATCACTACCACTTGCCCGACATGTACCACGAATATATGGGGACGCCGGAAGCTAAGAATATATTTACGGATACGGTTCATACTACTTCTCCTCGATCGGATGCAACCGCATGTATTCACGGAGTGCTGCACGCATGAGCTGCCCTACCGTTTCGATCTCGGCTGAATTGTCAATGTATTCTTCGACGAGTTCTTTTAACTCCTCATCAACGCGGCCGCCGAGCCACTCGCTCTTAACCTTATTCGCCATCTTACTCCTCCAGGGGGTTTAATCTTTTTTGTAATTCGTGTTCAAACCAGTTTTGCCAATCATCGTCGCCAAACACAGTCTGTATCCTCCTTACGCTAACAGTGTAGCACATTAGTTAGTAAATGCAACACCTTTAATAGACTGTTTCTTTGATTTCACCAGCTTCAATCTTTTCTTTCAGCCATTGAGTGGTTTGGAAGTCCGTCTTGTCGCGTAATGCCGCCCATACCTCTTTTTCAACAGTAGTCGGGGCGCATAGCAGGTACATGGTCATCTTTTGAGTTTGACCGTTACGGTTCGTTCGCCCGATTGACTGCTCATAATTAGAGTAGCTGTAGGTCGGGCTAAAATATACAGTAGTGGCCGCATAAGTAAGTTCGATACCTGTACTTCCACTCTGATACTGCGCGAGTGTAATAGTGCGGCGTAGTCCGCTCCATTTAGTCTTATCTGGCACTTCATGCTTCTCTCCGTCCTGCCGGAACACTGTCCGGCCTTTATGCTTTTGCTTAATCATTTTCAACATCGCGTCACGCTCGGAAGTGTAGTTGTAAAACACTATCACGTTATCGCTGACACCCTCCAAGAAGTCATCCAGCCACGCCACCTTTGGCTCGATGAGACTTTGCCTGAGCGCGTGCAACAGGGCGCTTGGATTGTCTAGGAATTTGCCACCGAATATCCGGTCGCGCTCGATAGCCAGATACTCTTTACTGCTTGGCAGTACCACGGGAACGGTCGTCAATGGCGGTAGATCGAGTGCGTGCTGCTTATCAAGCGGTTTAGCGATGCGGTTCCACCGCGCCTGTAATTCGTCCTTATGGTAATAGTCGATGATCTCTGGAAAGCCCTTGTAGGTTTGGATATTACAGTAGCGTCTCTTGAAATCGCTGATGTTTTTAACGTAGCCAAATATCTTGAAATAGTTAGCGGCATCTATCCAGCCGTTCGGTAGCGGCGTACCACTTAACCCTAGCCAGAATGAAGCGCATTGACCCACCATGAAAACGCGTTTGCCAATGCCTGATTGCGGATTCTTGGCCTTATGCACCTCATCGCAAATCATCGCAAAGTCAGTCGGATGGTCTTTGAGCCACTGGTGGGCTAGCCCCTGATCGCCGGTTTCACGGAATTTCTTGATGCTCGGCATCCGGCTGAATTTCTCATAGCTCCATATCTCTACCAGCGGCCGCAACCGTCCGGCAAAATAGGCGTTTATGTCGCGTTCCCAATCGCCGGTGCGTACCTTGCTGGCCGGTGCGAGAATCAGTAGTGGTTTCAAATAGGCGTGCTTATCGTAGTGGGCAAGCGCCATGAAAGTTTTACCCGTGCCGGTATCGGCTGCAAATAGGTATTTATCTGGCAACCCTTGTAAATATTGCCGTTGGAATTCATACAGCTCTACCGGCTTATGGCCGTCAGCGGTATTGTATTTCAACCGCTCGCGGTTATCCTCTTTGTAGCTATCGCGCTTCATGTTGCTCACGCCCCTCAACGTATGCGATAAACTCGCGCAAACTGTCACTGGTGCGTTCCCATACAAAATCCTTAGCTAGCGGTAACAGCGCCTCATGTAACCGCATGGGTGGTCGTGGCTGTAGTACTCCATCGGTTTCAATAAGCTTATGGGTGCGTACCGCGCCGGTCACGCTGTAATAGTATTGCCTCGGCTTGTCGGCCTCATAGCGGTTAATCACGCCTTCGCGTATCATCGCCTTGATACATGACAGGGTGCTACCAGCATTATTAAACCGTCCTACTACTTGGAAATCAGTTAGGCGTATCACCGTACCGGCCGGTTTACTTTGGATATATTCGATTATGACTTTACGGCGTAAATTACTCTTACGTCTGCCTTTGAGCGTCGGTCGATCTAAAAGATTCGGGGAAATAGTCACTTTGCTTGCAATCATGGTATGTATATCACCTCTATTTTAATTCGTTTAATTCGGCGGATTGGTACGATTTGGCCGGTTGCCAGCCCTAGCTGTTGCACTTCGATTGTTTTCATGGTTCCTATTCTCTTATATGGTTTTACTAATTCGTTTGCGCCTAAACATGCTATTTCTCCGCTGTCAGTAGTCAATCGGTAAAAATGATTTGGGTATAGTATGTCGATTATTTTGCCGTACTCACCTCTAAATAATCCGTCGGTTATATATACTAAGTCGCCTCTTTCAAAGTTACGCTGTATAACCATCATTCCTGCTATACCTCCATTCCGTCTTTAAGTTCCCTGTCACCATCCGGCGTGTGCACATACATAATCCAGTTGCGCCGGTACACATAGTAGCCGGATGGTAGCGCGTCAGTCATGCGCTTGGCCGTGGTCATGGTATCCCAACCGCCGGTGTTCAATGTGTAATGCGGTTGCTTATTCGGGTCATACGTTACCACATCCGTAGCGTGGTACTGCACGCGCCAACCACCATTACTGGTGTCATACCGCTTTGTTTTATGCGCGATAGTCTTACCTTTCAGCGGTACAGCGTCAGGGTCGCGAACAATTACCGCATAGCTGGTAGAAAATACATTGCTAGTCGGCGCAAATATTACAAATATGTCACCATATTGTTTTTCTAGTTCTTTAATTTTAGCTTCAACCTCGCTTGAGCTATTGCCCTCTGGTGCATCATCCCAATCACCCGTCACCCAATCGGCCTCAACTTCTTTAAAACCTTGCACGGGTTTGATCTTGGTATATCCGCGCCAGCCATCAGTATGCACATACTCGCTCGTAGCAATTAGCGTGCTCTTATGGTAAAACGCATCCGGCGTATCGCGCCCCTCGTTTACCGCATCTATAGCGGTGTTATCGTAGTGAATCATATAATGCCGTTCTCCTTAAATTCATCTGTTAGGTTAAACTTAGTCGCTATTGCCTCAAGTTTACTTGTCCAAGATGCCAGCTCGCCGTAACTGAGCGACTGATTAGAAGCCCAATTTTGCCAATCTATAGCTACTTGCTGTGCTGTATCAGCATCGGTGACATGATCGATGCCATAGTTCAATTGCTGCTCATCAATAAACGCATCTAGCTTGTCATATGCCCTGTTAGCTGCTCGCTTCTCGCTGGTCGTTAGGTCAAAATTAGCTAGAAAATAATCAAGTGCTCGCTGTGTCTGCTTTAATTCGTCTAATGTTAAATCGTTAGTCATAGTTATATACCTCTCCAATTACTTGGTAAATTCTGCAATTATCGCATCTAGCCGCCGTGTTTTCTCAGTTTCCGACAATGCATCCCACCCATCCGGCAAGCTAATCGCATCTTGCGGTATTCCGGCTTTTAGCATCCGTAGTTTCCAATCGTTTGCTTGTATAGGCGTATCGCTTAACACACTCCCTAATGCCATTACTGTTCCAATTGTGTTAAATTCACGGCGTATACGATGCAAGGCTATATCATCTATTTTTTTAATCGTAGCTTTTTTATTGCGTATATTACTGTTATCTATTACTTTATGAATAACTGATTCATATTCGTATTGTTCCCATGTGCGATTGTAGTAACAGGCTTTAGTTTGCCATGTATATTCATTACCGTGCTTATTAAATAACAATCGTACTAAGTGCCTAAAGCCATATGAGGTATCTTCCGCCCACGCTTCAATTGTTATCGTGCGTGTAGGCTTAAATATCCGTTGATTGTATTGTTTGCGTGCCATGTTTATGCCTCCCCATGTTATTAATTACGATAATTGCGCTTACGGTTAATTTCATATTAATATGCGCTTTCCGGTCGATTCTGGTTATCCTCATAGCTTGCACTTTCCCACTCATTGTCCTCATGGTTAGTGATGCCGTGAAAATACCGCTTAAGCTGTTCATTCAATTTTAATGCTTTAGCTTGTATTGACTTCGGATAGTCTCGTAATTTACCTTCGATGCTACCCTGTACGCTACCTAACATGCCACCGCCTAAATAATTCTGGTAGGCGGTCATATGTAACTCGTACCGGCCGTTATAGCCTAGATAATCCGTTGCATCTATCTCGATACCACCGCCCCGATACCCTGCTTCACAGCGTAATGTATGATCTTCGATATATTGCTTAAAGTTAAATGCTTTCACGTCTTAATTCTCCTTATTTTATATTGTTCTAGCGGTACTTATTGACTGTACCCACAATCTCATAATCATCACTCAATACCTCGCTTGACCCCGTGCTATTGCTCTTAAGTATCAATAAGTACAATGGCTTCCAGCCTGTAGTTTTACCTACATAGCCCCTGATTGTGTCACCATACGGCGTTTTAACAATTATCCGTTGTCTGTTCCGGTAAAACGGGGTAAACTTACTTGCCAGCTTGCTATTGTCAATTACTCTTAATGTTCCGGTACAGCGTGATTCTTTGCTGATATATTCATGGCTTCCGCACGTCTCACAGCCTGTGCTTAAACTACGTTTACAGGGTTGCTCTGTCTCATACCAGGTAGGCTGAAAACAGGTATCACATACAGTTTTATAGTCGTTATTCATGCCGTTATACCTCCTGTAAAATTATTGAACAGCTTGCACAAGCAAATAGGCTTGCCAGTGTACGATGTGTTTTTTTGCACTCTGTTAATTTTTTAAGTTGTTCTGATGTTAAACGCATGATTAAATAAACCTCACATCGGTGTTTGGTAGCTTCTCAAGTATTACCTCAAGCTGGTTATACTGTGCTTTAATTGCCAGCGCTAGCGTCTCAGCTTGCAATGGTTCGATATCGTACACCGTGAGGCTATAGGATAGCTCAAGCTCTCCGGCGTAATAGCCGTCGCTTGCGCTTAAATTCCAACCTTGGATTTTATGAATGTTCGATAATTCGACCAGATCATGCAATAGCCGTGCTTTAGGTGTATGTTCTCCTGTTGCGTTTACATAGGTGCTAAAAGTTATCTTGTAATTCATAGTGACTTGCCTTGAATGGTAAGCACTAGCGCGATGTATTCGCTAATTGATAATGTCATATTGCGTTTACTCCTTAGAGTTATTAGCTAGTTTAATAGTAAGGTCATTTTGTTTTATTATTGTTGTTGTAACTTCCGGACTGCTCCCCTGTAATGCGGCGTACAGTAATAAACCGCAGTGCCACCACTAGCTGTAATTGTATGTGTTGCGGTTCTAGGACACGCTACACAAGGTATTAATTTTGTTGCCATTTGTACTCCTTATTGTTCATCTAGTCACCATGTCCGCATAACTATCGCATGAATTGTTATACCCTTGCGGTTATCTGTCTCACGAAGTACAGGCCGAAGTTACTTGTCCAGAGCAATGGCGGTTATGCGGATGCGGTGACTAGATTGTTAATGTACTCTTATGATCGTTTATAGAATAATCAGTATTAAACTTTATGATTCAATCTAAATTTGATCATGCACACATCGTAGCACGCTGCAACACGTTATGTCAACATGCGAGCACGATATTGTATAAAATTACAACGATTTTAGGGTATGTGTACACTTTTCACTCAAAAAATAACAGATGTGTGTACACTTAGACAGTTAGTTTTCTATATATATGTTTTATTTTGGTAGGATAGAGGCAAGCGCTACAGAGGTGGCTATAAAAAACCTAAATAACAAGAAAATAAGTGTCTAAGTGTACACAACGCTGTTAGAAAAAAGGCAAAAAGTGTACACAAGTGTACACAGCATACATTCTTACAACATGTAGCACGTTATGTTGTAATATGATGTAGCACGTTCCACCCCTGTTAATTGTGTTATAATAGGCTTTTTACGTCGCAAAATACACATTGTGCGACGTACTCCGACCCCTGTTAGCTTGTAAATCCTACAACGATATTCTTGTCAAGAGGCTCCCGAAGCTGTCAAATAGTATGCGTGGCACGGCGCAAAGTGGTATTGACAGGGCGGGGGGGCAGTGTTATAAGATGTCGCAACTTTTCGCGCTACATCCCATCCAAAAATTTCTCCCGTTTCCCCACCTATTGACATATGACTATTATCATGTCCTCAAATGTCACGCTAGCGAACAGTGGTATGGTGTCGGGCGTCTGTAAAAAATCCTACATATAGCGCTTGTGCTGGTCAAGCTAGCCCTGTATGCTTAGGGCACCATGGAACAACCACAAGCAAAACGATTGCCCGTCTGGTGCGTAAACATAAAAAAACTCCGCGAGGACAAAAACGAAACGCAAGAAGAATTCGGGGAGCGGTTCGGCGTGACGAAGCAAGCGGTCAGCTCGTGGGAGACGGCGACGTATGAGCCGCCAGTTAGGGTGCTGGTATATTTAATGAATGAGAGCGGGCTACGGTTTGCAGACGATGACGAGATTAACTGGACTACCGGAGAGTGGAGATAGCGGGCTATGGAACGGGAGACTATCGACTTGCCCGGCGAAACTGCTGCACAGCCGACGGGAACGGTTGTCGCCAGGCGCAGCCAGAAGCTCATGGAGGCGTGGCGGTTTATACGGTTTAAGCGCCGGGCGATGGTGCTGATTAAGGAGCCGCACCCGCATTACATACCGCTCCGCAAAGAGCAGTTCGAGACGCTGGCGTATCAACTTTGGGGCGGCCTGACGCGCAGCCAGGTCAGCGACATGTACGCGTATGTCTGCTCGGTCGCGCCGGACATGTCGGCTAACGAGCACCTGGTGTGCTTCGGGGTGAGCCTGCTGGAGTATCCGATCGAGGCCGACACCGACATATCGTTCCTTACCAATAACCCGCCGAGCGTGTGGAGCACCCGTGACTTGTCGTGGCAGCGCGACTTAACGGTGGACGACTGCGTGTGGCGCTCACCGCACCCGAAGATGCCGGTGCCGGACGGAGCCAGGCTGAAGTTCATTATGGATTTGGCGGGCGGTGACGAGGGCCTGTATGACGACATTATGCAGTCTATCGCGCCGCTGGTGATGGAGCGGAAACCAGACGGGGTGATTTGGTGGGTTGGGAACGGGGCGAACGGCAAGAGCACGCTGATGGACGCTATATATAGGGTATTCCCCGGAGCGCTTGCCTCTATTACGGTGAAGCGGCTGATGGACGGCCGGGACACCCCCAGCCTCAACGGACAGCTTGGCAATATCGTCAAGGAGAGCAGTGAGGGCCGGGTAGACGACACCGAGATTTATAAAGCATTGGGGACCCACGAGAATTTCCGGGTGCACCGCTTCCACAGCCAAGATGACCTGGAGATTGACGGCAATCTGCACACCATTTTCAGTGCCAACAGTATACCGAGCTTTAACGATAAGGGGTATAGCGCCCGGAGACGGACGTTCATTATTCCGTTTAATCAGGTGTTCGAGAGCAATCCCGGCTTCGAGGCGCAGGTGTTTACGCCGGAGTTTTTCGGGCAGTTTATCAGTGAGCTATGCCGCTACGCCAAGCAGATTGCCGCCCAAGGCTACCGCTATAAGTGGAGTGCCAAGACGCTGGCGGCTAAAGCTGAGTACGACGCCGAGGCCAGTTGCGCCGAGGAGTATGCCGCGTCTATCGTGCGCGAGGGCGTGATAGCGTTCCAGAGTTATAACCAGGTGCGGATGGATTACGAGAACTGGTGCGCCGAGGAGGGCTACCCACCGCTCGGTATTGGTAACTTGCGTAAGGCGATGACCGCGTTGGGCTTTGAGCGCGTGACGAAACGGGAAGGCGACAGGTACGGTAAGGCGTACCGCTTGCGTAATATCGGGGACGTGCCGCTGATGCAATTAAACATAACCCGGCCGGGGCTGTTCACGACCGACGGGTATGCCCCTTCAGTGGTAAAACCAGAACCGGAACCCCCTCTTGTGCAAGGGAGTATACTTAACCATAAGTGGTAACGCTTATATGCACGAGATCATCAATTGGCTATTTACCTGGACCGGCTCGAATAACACGAGCGGCGTTCAGTATGGCTTCTGGAGCGGCTTTGGTTCGGACATCGGGGAAATTACCATCCTCGTGGCTGTTATCGGCTGGTGGCGGCACAACGAGTGCCATGTGGATGGCTGCCACCGTTTAGGCCGTCACACGTTTCGCCACTACAAACTGTGCGCCCGCCATCACCCCGGAGTTCCGGCGAAGGTGACGCATTTGCATATCCTGCAATTACATAAGGAGGGGCGTGATGAAGCGGCGCAACAAGAACCAACCGCCGTATGAGTGGTTTGACAGCCAGGGTAACGGCTTAACGATCGACGACATGGACGCCCTAGCCCATAACCTTATCGACAACCCGGAGCGCATCGAGCATGAGGCAATCGAGGCGGCCCGCGTCCAGGTATACATGGAGTGGGGGAAGTTCTTAGTGGATAACCAAATAGTAACTGATTGGCCCAAAGAGGAGGGACCAAGCAATGAGTAAATACGAGTATGTCAGCGACGAGTACGCCCAGCAGTTAACGGAGTTGGCCCACGATCTCGTGACGCCGGAACGGTTTAATCCCCGGCACGCCTTTGGCGAGATCATTCTCGTTCACATGACTGGCGCGGAATTGCTGGCAGCGCTGCAAGGGTCGCGCGAAGTTGAGGGTTGCCCTCCCGACGAGGCATACCCAGCCTGCCGCCCTAATTGTTCGGACTGTGCGCCGGTAAATGAGCCACGAGAATAAACTCGGCAACTTCCTACGGGAAGTGTCCAACTGGAACTGGGAGGAGTTTTGCCGGGCCGAAGGCGACCCGACGTACACGACCAACCAGGCGTTGATCTTTGCGCTAGTACGGTCCTGCGCGATGGAGAAAATGGAAGCCATTAAGTTGGCGCTGAACCGGATTGACGGCAAGCTGAAGACGCCGGTAAAGATCGAAATGCCGAAGGTGTATTATCTGTTCCCTTACGCCACAGCCACGGTGCCCGCACCTACTCCCCCCGTGCTACTGCCACCGCCGGAAGCGGCCGAGGACGGCTTGGCATACGAGGCGCTGCCCGACGAGCCGCCGGTAGAGAATGACTTGCCGAGCTTATCACTTAGGCAGACCGTCGCTAAGATGAGCGACAACCCGCGCCAGGTGCCGGACTTTATTATTCAGTACGCCACACAGACGCAGCAGTGGTTGAACGGACAGGCCGAGGAGCCGATTGAGAAGCCGCTAGTCAAGAGCGTGGTAGCGGCGCACTTGCTGGCAATGGCCCAGCGCCGCGACATTACCGCACTCAATGAGGTGTTCGACCAGATCGACGGCAAGTTGGTAGAGACTATCCAGATTCTCGGTGACGACATTTTCATTACCTCTTATGCTTTAACTGCGCCGCCGGAAGCCCAATTGAATAAGGACGGCGTATTGCAACTCGAAGCAATGCAGGCGCAAAATATGTGGGCGCAGAAGCTCGGAGGCGGTGATGGCCGCTGAGAACAAGTTACAGACTGAGATTATTAAGTGGTTAAAGAGCAAGGGTGCGTATGTCATCAAAACAAGACCGGCTCCGGGCATACCTGTTGGCTGCCCTGATATTATATTTTTGTTTGAGGGCGCTTGGGGCGCTATTGAGGTAAAGGCCAGTAAGACCGCTAAAATGCAGTCGCTCCAACCGGAGACGCTAATCCGCTTGAGCCGGTGGTCCCCCTTCGTATACAAATGTTACCCGGAGAATTGGGGTGGCATAAAAGCGGAATTGTCAAGCCTCTTTTTTTGATATAACATAAGCGTATAGGTAACAGAGGTCCCCTAAAGGTATGGCGAACAACGATCATTGGATAGAGAAGGCGACAGCCAATAGCCACGGCCAATTTGCGGCCAAGGCCAAGGCTGACAAGATGTCTACCAAGGCTTACGCGAGCAAAGTGGAGAGCGGCAAGGTCAAAGCCGGTCCGGTTACGCGCAAGCAGGCGGCACTCGCTAGCACACTAATGGGTCTTCATAAGAAAGGGTAGTGAAATGGCAAAAGAAGCAGCTCCTAAAAAGAAACCAGTTAACGCAAAACAGGCAGGTGCCGTTGCTGCGTTTTTGAAGCAACAGAAGGGTAACACGGTTGCCGGTGCTCCCGCACTGCCAACCCCACAGTCCAATCCGGTTGCAACCGCTGACGACGACCAGGAGTAACAGCCATGAACCTCCAAGGCGGCGGCTTAAACTTCCTGCAAGGCGGTAATCCTATATCGCTACAGAACGGTTCCTCCCCAGCAGTGCAAGGGGGGTCGTCGGCTGGCACTTTGGCGCAAAACCCGGTGTCCGGCATTGCTTTGAATAATCCGAACACTACTATTACTCAACCCGCTTCTACACCCGCCACCACTCCGAATCAACAAACTAATAATCTCCCTCCAGCTCCTTCCACTACTCCCGCCGCTCCCGTATACCAAGATAAAACCAACAGTATTGCCGCTGATAACGCCGGACTGAATTCAGCAGCCACTTCCCGTGACACGATGCTGAGTTCAATCCAGAAGGCGCTTAGTGCCATGCTGGGGACTTATGATAGCGAGAAGGCTGCGGCCGACCAGTCGTATCAAAATGAATCTACCGCTAACGAGCAGGACTTACAGGGCAATAAAGAAAGTGCTCTCCAGGCAGCCCGGCAAGGTCGGCAGGGGTTGTTCGGCACGCTTGCCAGCTTAGGGGCGCTTAGTGGTACTGGTATCGACCTTGCGAACCATGCCGTTCAGCAGGGAGCCAACCAGGACCTTACGACAGCCGCCGATACTTACGCGACAAACCAAAACGGGCTTGATAGCTCATACGGCACATGGAACAGGAACGATCAAGAGCGCCGCACCCAGGCGAATACTAACGCCGCGAATGATAAGCAAATCGCTGAGAATGATTACTATAAGAATGAACAAGCATACCTCACGAACCTGGCGAACGACTACAGTGCCGAGGGCAATGCGGCCCAGGCGAAGAATTACACCGATAAGTTAGTGGCGGTCGCACCGCAAATAGCTTCCACGAACGTGCCGCAAGTTGACATCGGTTACTCAGGCGGCGCGTATACCGCCCCGACGCTTAATTCTTACTTAGGCAGAGCGAACAATACAACTGTTCAGTCAACACCAGGCGCAACACCTTCCGGCAGCGTCTTTAATATCCCCGGCCTCGTTGCCGCTCAAAAGAGACAGGTAGCGTAATGGACTTCCTTGGCGGCCTTGGCAACATCTTCCATGCCATAGGCGGCTTCTTCAACGGTGGTAATAACCAACCGCAACAGCAGCAGCCCCAACCACAGCCGCGTCCCGTTTCGATTGCGCCGCCAACTCAAGCGCCAGCGCAACTCTTTCGGCCTGGAGCAGCTCCGGCGCAGCAACCGAACCAAATTAGCCAAGCGCCCGCGACACCCCCACCGAATCAAATAAGTTTGCCGCCCGCGTTGCAAAAGTCTAATCCTCAACCCCTTACATCCTCACAGCCAAGCCCGTTCGTACACCAATTGGTAACTGGGGCATTGAAGCCCGCGCCCACTCCAGCTCCTACCGGTCCAGATATACCTGACGAGATAGTTTCCGGCATAGTTAAGTCTCCCTTTACGCTTGCAAAGTCGGTGATAAGTCCGGTTATTGATGCCGGGAAAGAGGTTGTTGCTAGTGCGACTGGCAATCAGCAGGCGTACCAAAATGCTAGTAATGACGCAGTTGCAAATAACATCTTTGCTCCACTTACGAAGGTAGGTGATCTTCTCGCATCGAATTTTACGGAGGGGTCGCGCGAAAACGCCGCTCAACAATCCGGTCAGCAGAGCGAACAGGATATGCTTAATTTCCTCATCAATAAATATGGGGATAGCCCGCAAGTCCGACAATACGCCCATAACTGGGGTCAATACCAACAGCTCACGATGGAGAATCAAAACGCTCAGGATGATATTAAGACGCTTGGTGAATTCAACTTAACGCCTAATTCTGGCCCTCGTCACGTTCTACTAGCAGGCGCTTTGGCTGGGCTAGATGCCACGACGCCGTTCGCGCTTACGTCGCCTGATGCCATATTAAATCCCGTCGGTAAAGCGCTTGGCTTCCAGAAGGCCGCGCAATCAGCAACCGACGCGGCTGATGCGGCCACCGCTGCCGGGGAATCATTACATAATGCGGCACCAGCCGAGCCAAATCTTTTACCGCCAACTCCTACCACCTCCGATCTGTCAGAGGCCATCAAGTCAAATATGGGGAAGGTTAATAACGCACATTTCAGCGACAAGGTAATACAGTCTCACTTAGACACTGGCATCCAAGACCCCTACAACTTAACAGTTAATGCTTTGGCGCGGATGACGAATAAGAGCGACATTCGGAATGTGGTACAAAGCTTAGCAGGAAGCGGTGCCGATAATAACACTGTGAACCGTTTGACGAAGGCATTTACTGCCGCGCAGACGCCAGATGAGGTGCATGGCATTATTGATAACATGACCCGTGAGGCCACGGAAGTTAGCCCTGGACTTACAAGCGTCAATCCCAACCAGGCGAATGACGCGGCTTCGCAATTGCTTCAGAAAGCGCAGGCTACAAATCCAGCAGTTTCACCAGCAGAAGTACCCCCGCAGCCTCCAGTAGAAGCATCAATGGGAACATCACCAGGAACACCACCGAATCCGACCGAGGGTCCGGTATCAGCCAATCCACAAATTTCCACACCCCAACCGTCAATGCCGGTACAGCCAATAGCCACACCGCCAACTGAGCCAATTCCTTCTTCCACGATTGTTCCATCTGAATCTCCTTTGCCTAACAATGTAGCACAACCGCCCACAGATGTCAATATGCCGCCATCAAACAGGACAGCACCGAACGCACCGAATATTAGAACTGCTCTTAATCAACGGTTACAGGACGCCGCTAAAATCGCAGGCGAGCCGACCGAACACAATGTCTTAGGGAATAAGGAGCTGCAACAGGCTGGAGAAAATGCGGTTGCTCAGGTTCCGATAAACGAGCTAGTGCAAAGGTATAGCGGCGTACCCGATTTATCGAAGACTGCTGACCAGGCTTATGCACGAGGGGCAATCATAAAGCTGTCCCAGGCACTTGAGGGGGCTTCTCCTGAAGATGCTGCCGCCATTAAGCAGGCTATGAATAATATTGGCGAGGGACTGGAAAAAGGCATATCCGGCGCTGGCCGGTCCATGAACTTCGCTCAGAGCATGATAGATAGTTTACCCCGCCAAGCGAAGATACCATTTGTCATTACCCGGCTCGACAATATACGCGAAGCCGCTGGGATGCCATTGATTAAAGATGACGTTGCGCTCCAGAGCCAAGTTACGTCGCAATTGGATAAATTATTTGCTCAACAGGAAGCTACTAAAGCTCGGATTGCTTCCTTAGAAGACCACGCCAACACAGCGGCACTATCTGCGGAGAATGGCACAAAAGTCGATACGTCCGGTTTGCATAACCAACTTGCCACTGATAGGGCAACCTTGGCGAAACAGAACGGTGAGATAACTAAGTACTATCAGACGCTAACCCCCGGCTCAACGGTAGGGCAGAAGCTTAATGCCTTAGCCCGGACGGGTATGTTGAGCAGCCCAACGGGACGCGCGAATACGGTTGGTTTTGCTGGAGCGAATACCTTGTATCAGGGTGCACAGAATATTACACAAGGGCTTCTAGCTAAAGCCGTCAATCTCGTTAAGCCAGGGTCGGCCACAGATACCCTTCAAGGAAATTCCAAGGTGTTGTCGGGCGTCCGGCAAGGTGGGGCTGATATATGGGACAAGCTGCATGGAGCACAATTTGTTGACGATACACAGAAAGCATTAAAGGGAGATGCCAGTGCGTTGACCAACTTACGCAGTGGTCCAGGCACTAATTACTTCCCAAAGACGACGAATCTGATAAACACCGCTTCTCATGCGTCCTCTGATCTGACACAGGGAGTGCGCGACCAACGACTATACCAGTTGGCTGTCAAAGAGGGGCAACAAAAGGGGCTAACCGGCGACATGCTGCAACAGTACGCTGAAGGCCGTTCGGCTGTTCCTACCCGTCAGATGTCGGCTAATGCAGATCAATTATGGAAGTCTCTTAACCACATGAACGATAACCCGATCAGCAACACGCTGAATCGTCTCTCTAATGCGATTGACCCTGCGAAACTCCCCCCCGATGCGACCTTTGGGGCGAAGATGGGCAACTTTATTGCCGGAGCTATTAAGAACCAAATCTTGCCGTTTACCAGTTTCTTAGGCGGCAACATGTGGAACTCAATTACCGACAAAAACGTAGTAGCTTCATCCTTGAAGCTGCTCAATAGCGCAGCGCATGGCGACGTGGATGGTATTGTTGAGAATTTAGCAAAGACGGCCAATAACGCTGCTTATACTTACGCGCTCGGTTATTTAATGACCCAACATGGCCTGCTAACCAACACCGATGCGAACGGCTATAACGACGGCGGCGCATATCTGCACGTTGCCAACCGGTATATACCCGTCAACGATTTAGGCTTCTTCTCTCCAAGCCTTATACTCGGTAACGCATTGTATCAGGGCTTAAATGGCGGCGGCAATGCCATGCAACAATTCGGCAAAACACTTGGCGCTTCTATCCTGAACGGCTACAAATCGATTGGCGGTATGCAGCTAGGCGTTGATAATAACGCAGTTAAAATACAGTCTACCTTAACCGGAACCGGTAAGGTTCCCGGCGACCCGGCTGCCGCCGCAGCTCAGGCAGGCGAAGGTGTAGTTTCACAAGGTATCCCCGCCTTTACGGGAGACATCAATGCTGTTCTTAACCATACGCCGCTAAACCCAACTGGCGAAGCGGCTCAAACGAAGATTACTAAAGGGCAGGACGGTCAATTAACCGCTACAGGGCATCTATCGACCGCCAAAGATATTATTCCTTCTTTGGGCGCTAGCCTCTTAAACCGCATACCAGTGGCTAGTCAACTTGCGCTTCCTCGCAACCCTGCGGTCAACGCGCCCGACCTGCTTGATCGCTTCACCCGTGGCTCTAGCGTTGGTGCGCCCCAGGCCGCAGCCAAGGCGCAAGCCGCTACTGCTCTCAGTAAGGCGAAGGATAATTACAATAATGACATTCCGATGTTCAAGCCGGTAGCCGGGTCAGTCCCAAAGGGCTATAACTTCGATGACGTGGTGAATACCGATATTCAAACCGGGAACTACGACAAGGCGGTGGCCGGGTTACAGGACAAGTTGAACACATTAGATAACACTAAAGACACCCCGCCGAGCACTAAACAGGCGCTACAGGATAGCATCACACAGCTTAACGTAGCAGACAAAAACAAAATACCATATTCCGATATGCAACTTTATAACAGCACTAGTAAAGCTGCATGGAACGCTATGGGTAATCCCGCCAAGAGTACCTATGACCCAGCGACATATCAAAAATTGTGGGCTATTGACCAAGCGCTTGCACAGGCTGGCGTGGCTGGAGAATTCCGTAGCATAAGCGGTTCGAGCGGCACCACTAAGATTAGTAGTAATCAGAAGTATTCGCTTACCGCTAGTAGTTCTAGTGGCTCCAAGTCGGCTGCTAATAGGGCCGCTGCTTTGATTAAGAGCGATACGATCAGCGGTTTGCCGAGCCAACCGCGTGAGAGTTTCGTGTCCAACCTCAGCGCGAAGGGAATTACCACGCAAATCCCACAGATTAAATTGACCCCCCCGCAAGGGCTGATTAAGGCACACGCCATTTCAGTCGGCTTCCCAAGAGGAAATTACAACTAAAAAGTAAGCATTAGAGGTAAGATATAGACATGGGACCAACGGGATTACTCATAGGCAGCCAAACGGCACAGTTACAGGCGTTCGCACAGAGCGTCTATAAGATGATTAAGAATCGTTATTATGACGACCTGACAAGCGCCGACGGTCAAACGTATCTGTCGGAAGTCGTGGATTGGCTGAATGAGTTTATTGATGAGCTAGAGACGGAGATCAATGCCGACGGCGAACCAATTGATTGGATTTGGGTGCGGCGACCTGGCACTACCCTCGGCGTAGCCACTTATACCGACGGCAAGACGTTACCTTCAATTGCCTGGGATAGCACGGATTATAACAATCTATGCGTCGGTACGGAGCGGTTTGTACAAATATTGAACCCAACCGATAGTACGCAGTCGGTCGCCAATTTCACGGTTGTTGCGCCGGATGAAATGAGCAACGACAGTCGCCGCAATACCATCGACATGTGCACGCTCGTTAACGGCAATATCTACTTCAGCCGCCCCTTCCGGCAAGAGGAGAATGGTGGCACGATTATCGGTGACGTAACCACCTACTTACCGCGCGTCACTACCACCATTAACCCGACAACAAGTCAGATTATGGCTACTAATACCGACATCTTTAAGACGGTTAAACCGCTAACGCTTTTGAAACTAGGGACCGTCAAAAACGCCATTCTGCCTGACATCGTGATGGGCGGCTTGAATCCGTCGTATACGCAGAAGTATAACGACCTTCTGACAAACGCCATCAACCAGAGCACTCGTAGCGCAGTTTCTCCGACGGCCGACTATGATGATCTAGGCGGTATAGGTGGGATAGGATTCTAAAGACATGCTTACTGGCAAGATAGCCCCAGTTCCGCAGAAAGAAATTACTACGGTAGATGTGCCGAATTTCGCAAGCGGTTTGAATTTGAATGGCGCCCAACAAGCTCCCATTAACGCCATCATCGACAGCAAGGACGTGATGCTGACACCTGACGGCTTCTTGACGCCGCGCCCCGATCTTAGCCCTTTCCTGCCAGATACCGTGGACATTGTATACCAAATTTACCCAGTGCTTTGGAACGGGCTGATTTACTACATCACCGCCGACGCCAAAACCAAAGGTAGCACGAGCGGTCAGATTATCTATTGTAAGGAAGGCGATACGGGTTGGACGGTCGCCGGGGCAGACACGGGCAGCGTCAACACGGTAACGGTTAATAACGGCGGCAAACCGAAGTTCATCCGGGTGCTTGACACGGTGCTCATCCTAAATGGCGATAACT